AGCCAAGTAGATGTGAACATCGCCGCTGCCGGAGCGGCGGTTCCGATCACTGACAACTCGGGGTCAATCACCGTTGATACCGGCGGGACTTTCGCCGTGCAGGCTGCTCAGTCTGGATCGTGGACGGTCCAGCCCGGGAATACGGCCAACACGACAGCATGGCTTGTAACCGGGACGGGCGGTAGCTTCCCTGTCACCGATTCTGGCGGCTCGATCACTGTCGACAACGCTGGCACGTTCGCGGTCCAGGCGTCCCAATCTGGGACGTGGAACATCGGCACGGTCACGCCTGGAACGGGTGCCACGAATCTCGGTAAGGCAGAGGATGCGGCGCACACGTCTGGCGACGTGGGTGTGATGGCGCTAGCTGTCCGGCAGAACTCTCAGTCCGATTTCGGCGCTGATGGCGATTACGTCCCCTTGAGCGTGGACGATAACGGAGGCGTCCGAGTCTCTATTGTCGCGGGTGCTGGGTCTGGCGGAACCGCGTCTGCTGACGATGCGGATTTCACTGCTGGTACGACGCAGGGCACGCCCGCGATGGGCGTGTACGAGTCCACGCCAACGAGCGTTACTGATGGCGATCTCGGGATCGTTGGGATCACGGCGAATCGTGAGCTGAAGGTCAACGTATCGTCCGGCGGTGTGAGTGGTAGAGCAGAGGATTCTGCGCACACTACGGGGCACGAGGGCGTAGTGTTTCTCGCCGTAAGGCGGGATTCGGCGAGTTCTGGGGTTGATGCAGACGGCGATTACGCCACGCTGTCAGTCACTTCCGACGGTTCGCTCCGAGTATCCGGTGGCACCTCTGGGACTGAGGCCACGCACGATAGTGCGGCTCAGGCATCTGGTCCTCAAATCATGGGAGTGGGCTCCGCCACAGCTCCTAGCGCGGTCTCGGCCAATGGCGATGCGGTGCGGTTGTGGGCCACGACGAGCGGCGCGCTCAATATCGCTGACGCTGGCGGCTCGCTTACCGTTGACGGTACGGTGACGGCCAATCTTGCGGCCGGCACGAATAACATTGGCGATGTGGACGTGCTCAGCCTGCCGTCCATCCCGGCTGGCACAAACAATATCGGCGACGTAGACATCGCGTCGATTGCGGCTGGCGACAACAACATCGGCAACGTCGATATCGTGACGATGCCGAACGTGACGTTGGCGGCTGGCACGAACACGAACGAGGTCGTCGGCGATGTAGCTCACGATGCGGCGGCGGCAGGCAATCCCGTGCTAATCGCCGGTAGAGCTACCAACAACATCGAGGGGTTGACGCAAGTCGCTGCTGCGGATGCGTCGTACATCACGACGGATCTCAATGGCTGTGTTGTCGTTAGACCGTATACGACGCTCGAGGAGGTCATCCAAGAGCGTGTGGCGGATACTGGTGGTACGTCCACGAACTTCACGAACTTCGCGGCGGGTGGCGCTGGGATTCGGAATTTCGTGACATCGGTGACCATCTGGAACAGCGCTGCGACTGACGGTTTCGTTGATTTGCGGGACGGTTCTGCTGGATCGGTGATTGCGACAATCCCGGCACCCCAGACTGGCGGAGCGCATGTGACGTTCCCGGTTCCGCTAAGAACTTCGGCCAATACCGCGCTCGCGTATGACGTGAGCGGAGCAATCAGCACGGTCTACATCACGGTAGTGGGCTTCCAGGCTAGAGGCTAGCGTGTGCTGCTTGCACTACTCCAGAACAATCTGCTTGAGGACGCCGCGGAGGTTCCGCCGGTCTTCTTAGGCGATATTCCAAACATCTCGCGGACGTTTGGGACTGGTTCGCACGCCTACGACTTAGGCGCATATTTCTCGCTCGCTGACAGTTACGCGATAGCACCCTCTATCGAGGCTGGGTGGTCGTTCGATACCAACACTGGAGAGTTGGTTGTCGATACGGACGGACTCGGGACGTTTGGCCCGTTTACCGTCACGGCTAGCAATGCCAACGGGGACACGGACAGCAACGAGTTCTCGGTTGTCGTCAGTCAACAAGCCGCTCAGGAGTCGAGCGGCGGCTGGCTGTTTCTCAATATGTACGAGGCCGAGCAGCAACGCCGAAAGGCGTTGGAGAAGCGTCGCAAGGAGCTCGAGGAAGAAACCGAGCGGATACAGGACTCAGTAGACCGAGAGATCGCGACGCTTCTTCGGGAGCAAGAAGCGAAGGACGCGAAGCGAGAGGAGTACGAGCGGCTTGCGCAGATAGCGAAGGCTAATGCAGACCTCGATGCTGCTAGGGCCTATAGCGAGCGCGTAGCCAAGGCATACGCTCGGGTAATCACTCAGGGGAACTACTCAGCCATTGAGGCTCTGGACCGCGAACTGAAGCGAGCCCGCGAGGAAGAGGAGTTCATTCTCTTGGCGCTGATGATGTTGGCGGGCTAAATGTCAGTCGATCAGATCGCAATCAGCATTCCTCGCACGACCTGGCAGGAAGGCTCGGCATTCACGGCCACGGCCTATTGTCGGACTCGAGCGAGTGCTGCGGCCGCAACCCCGACGACGCTCAAGTACCGGATTGATTGCCTCACCACGGGCCGAGAGATTGCGGACTGGACAACGCTGAGTGCTGCGTCGAGCGCAAGCATCAGCGTGACTGGGGCTCACAACGCGATACAGGACGACTCGAACGACTCCGAGGTCAGGCAGTTGACGGTTATGGCAGACGACGGGCTATCGACGCAGCATCGTGGCAGCGTGCGGTGGCGGGTAGAAAACTTGTACGGATCACCGTGATGGCAGCACCACTAGGGAACCAGAACGCGACAAAGGCAAAGGAATTTCGCCAAGCGTTGAAGCGTGCGCTTGCGCGTAAATCAGGCTCCACGATGAGCGCCGCTCTTGAGGAGATTGCGACGAAGCTAGCCGAGGCGGCCTATGCGGGAGAGCAGTGGGCGATTCGCGAAGTCGCAGATCGGCTCGACGGTAAGCCGGCTCAGGCGATCATCGGCGGCGATGAGGACGACCCGGCGGTCAAGACAATCAGCGAGATTTTGATACGTGCCGTTGACCCGTGAGAAGCGACTCGCTTATCAGCGTGAGTGGTACCAGAAGAACAAAGATCGCATTCTGGCTCAACAGCGAGCCAAGCCGCGCGACCCAGAGAAGCAACGCGAGTATCAGCGGCGCTGGTTTGAGAAGAATCGCGACAAAGAGCGCGTGCGAGCCAGGGTTAAGAATTGGCGTGTATACGGGTGTTCCGGACCAACAAGGCCAGAGCCAGCCGAATGCGAGTGCTGCGGACGAAGGAACGCAGACGGTCGGGCGCTCTCTCTGGATCACTGCCACGAGACCGGAGCGTTCCGTGGGTGGCTGTGCTCTCGTTGCAATCTTGGGATTGGCAAGCTCGGTGACAGCATCGAATCTGTTCAGCGGGCACTCGATTACCTGAAGCGCTCGGCGCAATGACCGCGCTGGTGATTGACATTCCCCGCAAGGCGAGGGATGTGCTGCTTCCAACGCACATGCCTGGCGGGCAGCGTGTTCGCTACAGGTGTTTATACGGCGGAAGGGACGGCGCCAAGTCGCATTCGATAGCCAGGGTTCTGCTGGCCCGAGGGCGAGCGAAAACAGAGAGGATTCTCTGCGCCCGAGAGGTTCAGAAGTCGATAGCTGACTCTGTGCATCAACTTCTATCGGATCTGGTGCATCGGCTGGGGATGTCCAGTTTTTACGACGTGCAGCGCAACTACATTCACGGTGCCAACGGGACGAAATTCGTTTTCCACGGCCTCTCTAGCGAGACTCGAGACTCCCTGAAATCGCAAGAGGGCACGACGATATGTTGGATCGAGGAGGCGCACTCGATCAGCAAGCGATCTCTAGACATTTTGGAGCCGACGATTCGCGCGCCAGAGTCGGAGATATGGTCTTCGTTCAATCCGTCCATGGAGACGGACGAGATTTATCAGCGCATGGTTGTGCATCCGCCGCCAGACGCTTTGGTCGGTAGGATCGGTTGGGAGGACAACCCTTGGCGCTCCGAGGTTCTTGATTCAGCCAGGGAGCGCATGAAGATTGATGCGCCCGACGACTACGAGCACATCTATGGCGGGGCTTGCCGGCCGGCGGTTGAGGGCGCGATCTATTACAAGGAAGTCTCCGCGCTAAAGGCGTCTGGGAGGCTCTGTAACGCGCCATATGACCCGATGCTGAAGGTCCATGTGGTTTGCGACCTCGGATTTAACGACTACATGTCGTTGATCCTAGTGCAGCGGGTGGCGTCCGAGATTCGGATCATTCGGTACATCGAGGACCGGATGAGGTTCATTCCGAGCTACAGCCAAGAGCTGAAGGACCTGAAGCTCAACTATGGAAAGCTCTACCTACCTCATGACGGACGGGCAAAGCACGTCACTGGAACCAGTGCAGAAGAGCAGTTCCGGTCTCTGGGTTGGGATGTGGAGATTGTTCCTGATATCGGCCTTGAACAGGGCATCCGAAAGACTCGCGAGGTCTTTCCGAGATTCTACGTTGACCGTACACACGCGAGCGAGCTGGTCAATCGATTGGGTCGATATCGACGGCGAGTCAACTCCGAAGGGCAGGCGAGTACGCCGATGCACGATGACGAAAGCCACGGCGCGGACGGGACTCGTTACCTGGCAATCGTGGCTGACCAAATGAGCAACGACTCGAGCGCCTGGGGCGCTGACATTTACGCCGGATTCAGGCGGGCGGTTTAACTCATGGCGAAGGGCAGGAAGAAAGCGTCGAAAGGCGAGGATAAGCCGCGCTCGCCCAAAGAGGACTTGCTTGTCCGTATTCGTGATCGCTATCGGATCATGGCCGAGGCTGACCAGGAGAACCGACGCGCTGCTCTTGAGGATTTGAAGTTCGCGAACGAGCCTGGGGCGCAGTGGGACGCGAACATGAAGAAGAAGCGCGGCAACCGGCCGTGCTACGAGTTCAACAAGGTTCGCATTAACGGCAAGCGGGTCATCAACGAGATCCGCGCCAATCGTCCGCAGGGCAAGGTTCGGGCGGTGGAGAACGGGGACAAGAAAACCGCCGAACTCTACGAGGGGTTGTGTCGGAACATCGCGAACGTGTCGGACTTCGACACCGTGACCGATCAGGCGGCGGAGTATCAGGTAGACGCAGGCATGGCGGCGTGGCGGGTTGTCACTGAGTACAGCAGCGACACTGCGTTCGATCAAGACGTACTGATCAAGCCGTTCAAGAACCCGTTCTGCGTCTATGTCGATCCTGCGTGTCAGGACATTCTGAAGCGCGACGCGGAGGATTGGATCGTTACTGAGCGCATCAGCAAGAAGGCGTTCGAGGCGCGCTGGCCGAAGGCGGAGAAGATCGAGTTTGAGGGCTCTGTCGAGTTCGACGATCAAGACGAGTGGGAAGACGACGAGTCGATCCGCATTTGCGAGTACTGGTACAAAGAGCCCTACGACAAGGAAATCTGGCTCATTCAGGGCAACGACGGGCCGATAGCCGTTGACTCCACAACGGACGAAGCGACCGCCCTGAAAGCTCAGGGTGTCACGCCGATTCGCACGAGAACGGCTAGGTGCCATCGCATCAAGATGTGCATTGCGTCTGGCGATGCGATTCTCGAGGAAGCCGATTGGGCGGGGAGCCAGTTCCCGTTCGTGATGATCTACGGCGAATACAAGGTCATCGACGGCAAGGTTAAGTGGTGGGGCCTGCACCGTTTCGCCAAGGACGCTCAGCGGTCCTATAACTCGTCCAGAACAGCGATTGACGAGACCATTGCCCTAGCCCCGCAAGCGAAGTGGTGGGCGACTGCGGAGCAAGCGAAGGGTCTCACGCAACAGTGGGCGGTCGCTCACAACGAAAATCTGCCGTGGCTGCCGTACAACCCCGATCCGAAGGCGAACAACGGCGGCCCGCCTCAAGCGATGGCTGGGGCTCAAGTGCCCGTTGCGTTGATTCAGCAGGCGGCGATTGCGGCTCAAGACCTTCGCGACGTGACGGGTTTGCATGAAGCGAGCTTCGGCGAGGAGTCGAGCGAGAAGTCGGGCGTGGCTCTGGCGCGAAAGCAGAACCAAGCCCAGATGGTGACGTACAACTTCCCCGACAACATGGCGAAGGGGGTTCGGCGTACCTGGGAAATCCTGATCGACTTGATTCCGCATATCTACGACGCCGAGCGCGAGCTGCGGGTGATTGGCGCGGATGGGGCCGAGGATTACGCAAGGGTCAATCAGATCGTGCAAGACCCTGCGACGGGTCAGGCGATTCGGATCAACGATCTATCCACCGGCAAGTACGACGTGACTGTGACGGTTGGCCCGAACTTCTCGACGATGCGCCAAGAGGCCGCAGAGGTTTATGGGGAGTTGGGATCTCGTTCGCCCGAACTAATGCAAGTCGCAGGCGATCTCGTGTTCAAGGCGATGGATCTCCCCTACGCCGACGAGATTGCGAAGCGGTGGCAAGCGATCCTCCCACCGCCCATTCAACAGATGTTGTCCGATGGCAAGGACATTCCGCCCGAGGCGCAAGCCGTCATGGCTCAGGCGCAACAGGCTATGCAGATGGTTCAGCAGCAATCGCAGTTGATCCAGCAGGCAGCGCAAGAGGTTCAGCAAGACAAGGCCGCGAGCGACAAGGCGAAGGCCGACGTAGAGAAAGCCCTCGCTAACCTCAAGACTGCGGAAGCGCAGTTCGAGACCAAGGCCGTGAAGCAGATGGCGGCCATCGAGAAGAAGCTCGCAGATCTCGCCATGAAAGAGCGAGACATCGATGCGCAAGGGCAAGAGGTCGAACGCAAGGCAGCGGAGCAGAAGGAGGTCGATCAAGTGGACAGAGCAGACAAGGCAGAGCTCATGGCGCATATCCACGAGCTGCGCCAGATGCTCAGC